CATCGGAAACACCAGAAGAAATAGTTGATGTACTTACTGTTAAGGTGTTATACCCATTATTAACCCAAGTTCCTATAATATCTGCACCTAAAACAGGATTAGAAACATCTATAACTGCGTCTTTTGTATCGTCAACTCCTACTGATGCTAAGACAGGCTTTATTTCAAAATCTTTAATATATACAGATTGCCCTGCACTTGGAGTATTTGCTTGGAATCTTCCTGTTGCTCCCGAACCTGTAAAATAAATTTCATAATCAGTAGGAGTAGTTGTTGGAGTAATAGTTACATCGCCACTTGATTGACCATATAAATACCAATAAGGTTGAGAACCTCCCCCATCATAATAACCATTAAAAGATAATTTATATAGTTGTCCAGTTACAGGGGTTGTCTCAAGAATGTTTGTAGAACTAATAGAAAACCAAAATTGTACACCATATATACTACCACCGCCCCCACTTGGATTGGTAAATTTAAAATAACCATTTGGTAATAATTCTTCTGTATTACTTCCATGAGGAGTAATATGGTCTAATGATAATGGATTTTTTTGAACACTTCGACCTAACTCTTCCTGTACCATTACCCATTTTCCAATATCCAGAAAGATTAGTATCTGCTGACCAATCAGCAAATAAACCTTTAGCGTATTGAGCATAAATAAAATTAGCGTCTTTTAAATCAGAGTAAACTGCGAAACTTGCAAAAGAAACTGCACCAAACCCACCACCAGATGCACCAATTTGTAATCCTGTAGAGTAAGCAGCATAATCTCCACTATTGCCTGTTGAACCTCCAGAAATTTCTACACCATCTATATATAGTTTGCAATCACCTACAGATGAAGCATCCATTACTACTGCCCAATGATGCCACTCATTATCATCTTGAGCAGATGTATCAGCAAAATATTTATATCTACTTGAACCCATATATAGTAATGGTATATTTGTGCTTCCACTTGCATTAATTAGTAATGATGTTGCAGTTGCCGAACCGTGACCAAATATATGCTCATTAGCACCACCAGATGGTATTTTTGCCCAATATGTATATGTAGCATTTGCTCTTGTAGAATCAGCATTTGTAGTTATTTTATCATTACTACCATCAAAGTCTATTTGTTTAAGCATATAGTCACGAGTAGGTCTAAATCTTGATTTGCTCATTATTGCTATATCATTAGCAGGGAGTACTGTTTGATGTACAGATACTGAACTTATATTACCACCAAAGTTATAGCTACTTCCATCCACAGCACCTATTGTAAATGGGTCAGTTGAAAATTCATCTACTAAAGCAACTGTTCCTGTAGCTATTGAAACACCATCTAAATAAAGTACTTGAGCAGATGAAGTAGTAGTCAATGCTAAATGATGCCAAGCACCATCATCAACTGAACCATCTGCACTTACTGTTGTACCTCCACTCGAATGTCTTACAACTGCACCTACATGACCTGCACTCCCACCTATATTTACATCAAGAGATAGATTAGAACTTGATGAAGTTCTTTTGAATTGCATTAATTTAGAATCATCGGTATCAGCACTTTTAAACCAACAAGCCAATGTAAAATTTGTTCCTGATGCAATAGCATTAGATGCACCGCAATCTATATAATCATTACTCCCATCAAATTCAGCAGAATAGTCTGCCCTTGCTATAGAAGTAGTAGACTCTGGTTCTACTTTATCTCCTGCTCTAATATATAATATTAAATTAGAAGGAGAAAATTTTGTTAGGTCACGAGGCTTACTTCCAATTTTTGCAATAGTATTTGCATCTAAATTAGTTAGCCAGATAGCACACTCATCAATCACTCCTGTAGAAAAAGTATTATTTGAGGTATCATACCCCATTTTAACAGTTCCTGTATCTGATGGTATTGAAGATGGTATAGTACCAAAAAAAGATAAAGTTTGAACTTCACCATTTATATATAATTTTAATCTTGAAGCATTATCAGATTGTGTACCATCAAATACATAAGCTATATGATTCCAATCTGTGCCAGATAAAGTACAGCCTCCATATGCTACACCACTTCCTGTCGCTAAATTTGCATATACCTTATTATCTGTCCATAGATTAATGCTTACTCTGTCATTAGCACCTGAAGATTTTTCAAAAGTTACTGCATCATTTGATTCTAACCTTTTCATCCAAGCAGTCATTGTTAATTTTGTTGCTCCACTAATACTACTTATATCTCCACAGTCTAAATAATCATCAGAACCATCGAAATTGAAAGAGTATTCGTTGGGGAATTTGAGTATAGCCCCACCTTTTGTAAGGATGTTGCCTAAGCCTAGCATAGACTTATCCTAAGTAAGCTATAACTGAACCACTAGCTAATGTAAAAGCAGTCCATCTACCAAAAATAACTACTCCAGCAGGAAATGAGTTGGAGGAGTCTATTGCATCTCCGTTACCACCTGATGTTCCTACATAAGAAGAATTTTCAGGTGTTAATGTTGTAAAAGTTGAGTCAGAAATGAATTGTATAGCTACTATTTTTTTATCTGAAATAGCAGTAGTACCATCTTCAAAAAGACAACCAGCTTGTCCTAGTCCTATGTTATTTGATTCATTTACTGAGTATTTGCGTAAGTCTGCCATATTTTTTCCCCTGTGTTATGATACCTTACCGAGCTTGGCTGTCTCATGGGTATCTTGGTTATTCTTAGGGGGAGAATAAACTCCCCCCAAGATTTTAATTACTGTTAAGTAATTTATACGTAATCAACTAAAGCGAATATTCGTCTTTCGCCATCAGCATCTGAATTTCTAACAGCACCACCATATACAGACTCGCAAGTTACGAGTGTAGATAGGTAAGAGTGCCTGTAAGAAGCCTGCATCTTAGCTTCCTTAGAGAAAGCAAAGTATAGCGCAGATTCATGGATTGCGTAGCCATAGACAATATCTCTAGCACCAGTATTATCGCTATCAAGGTCAGCTACTGCTTTGATACCTTTTGTAGCATCAGCACTTACATCAGCACCAGCAGAAGCAGAACCCATGTAAGGAGACTGAGCAATCCAAACAGGCATACCAAGAATAGCACCAGCATTACCAGTTCTTCCAAAGTCAGCACCTAATGTTGCTTGCGTACCTTGAGAATAGCTAGTAAGTGAGTTTAGACTTGCATACATATCTGGAGACAATACTAAGTTCCAACCTTCTGTGTCGCCAGTCTCTCCAAGAATTAACCCCATTAATGAAGTTAAGTTAGCCTGAGAAAGAACTGAACCAGTTGTTTCTATGTGCATTGAATTATTAGCATCAGCACCACTTGCACCATCAGCATGAGTAAGTAACCCTTGTAGGTTATTAGCTACTTGATAATGTAGGAAATTATCAAAACCTCTAGCACAAGCATATGCTAATTGTTTTGCATAAATTTCCATTAGGTCATAGTTAGACTGAACTTTAACAATATCTGGTACATAAGCAGATGCTACATTATACTCAGAAACAGTCAAAGCAGTTTCATCACTTGTCATACTACCACCACTTGTTACATCAGCAGATATTTCACTACCTTGTGTAAAAGCACTAAGTGCTGGAACACCGATGTGTGGAAGGTGAATTTTATCGCCTTGATTTGCCACTTCAGGTGACAAGTCAATTCCGACATTTTTCATCATTATTTTTTGTTGAAAGGCTTCTAAAATAGCCTGACCCCAAACCTCAGGTATAAACTGGTCAGCAATATTTGGAGTTACTGCTCCAGTACCACCTGAGTGGACATTTACATCAAATGGGTCTGAAAAAGCCATAAGATTTTCTCCTCAAATTATCGTTTAAAATTATTGAGAATTGTATTCCAATTTTTTCTACGCTCTTCTTTTGAAATGTCTTGAAAATTAACATCTTTTTTAGCAACAGTTCCAACATTATCTTTTGGGTTAACTTTTACTGAAGATAGTTCTTCAACAACATCTACAAGAGAATTAGTAGGCAAATCAGCAAACTTTTCTCTTTTATCTTCTGGCAGTCTTGAAAGAGCATCTTGTCTTAATCTAGCATCTTGTTCTTCAAATTGAACCTTAATTTCTTTAAGTTTCTCATTTTCTTTTGATAAAACAGAATTTAGCTCTGACAATTTACCTTGTTCTTCAAGTTCTGCCCTATTCTTTTCCTCAATCATAGCTTTCATCTCAGAAATTTGACTTTCTAGTTCTTTTTTCTGAGTGATAACTTCATTTAATCTTGAACGAGGAATAGAATCCTGTACATTGTTTTCGACTTGTGTGTCGGTTTCCTGTTTTACATCTGGCTCGATGGTTTTTTCTTCTGACATTTTTACCTCTTAAGTGAGTGGTTAATTTATGCAAAATTTCCTTGCATAATATGTATATCATAAACTAACTTAAAACACTATCCTAATGCAAGAAAAAAATTAC